TCCACAGGTTATCCACAGGTTATCCACAGCGTTATAGTTATCCACAGGTTATCCACAGGGGCCTGGAGGGAGGGGAGACTTAGGTCCCTATAGGACCAACCCAAGACAACCACAACATCAAGTTATACACAGGTTATGCATAAGTCATGCCAAGATGTAATTATGATCCAGGGGTTTAAACTACTGGACAGCTATACAGTATACCTCTAGAACGCCCTGAATCGCATCCTAAGCGCATTACCTGGTTACCCTTAGTGCTACTATTACTTTATCGAGAAGTCTATAAATCGCTACAGGCCTTTGTTTATGCGGGCTCCAGAGGTTCGCCTAAATGGACCATTAGACTATACTAATGTAACATAAGCATATAACAAATAGTTATTAAAATAGTTTGTCTAAGCTATTGCATTTAGTATTTATATCCGTATTATTAGAGTCTCTATAAACAAATAAATAAGGTAATAAATTATGACTTACGACGAAGCAATGATTGACAACACTGTATCAGCTTATGAGGCTAAAGCAGAAATTGAGAAGCACTACCTATCCTTTTATGACTTTGTCGCTGACTGTGGTGATCATGAGGAATATTATACAAAAGACGTATTAATTTGGTTAGGTTATTAAGGAGAAATAAAATGAAATTACAAGGTAGCATCAAGCAAGCAACTAAGGCCCCTAAGGTTAAAGGATTCGTAGTATTCGAAGGCTTAAGCAGATTCGACAAAAAGCCTATTGTCGGCATTGTTACACTTGAGACGTCCAACGCTAAAACTGGTAATATGGCGCAATTGTGGATCCTCCGAAGTGACATAGCGCCTCATGATGCCGTAAAGACCGGCGATGATATGTCCATATGTGGCGGTTGTGTTCATAGGCACAACACCGGTGGATCATGTTACGTGCTACCGTTTCAAGGCCCTTTGTCCGTCTATAGATCATATCAAAAGGGGAATTATCCAACGTTATCACTGGACGATCAAAGATCACTATTGGCTAGCAAGGGTTTACGCTTTGGCGCTTATGGCGATCCCGCAATGCTACCTATTGACGTCATAGCGCAATTGCATTCAATGGCAAGCTTTACCACTGGATACACGCACCAATGGAAAAATAAACGTTTACAGGATACACTTGAATTCGTACAGGCATCAGTGGATAACGTGCAAGAGTATCACGAAGTTAAAACTATCAGACCAACGTCAAAATCTTTTAGAGTAGTAAAGCATCAAACGGACCTCATGCCCGATGAAATCGAATGCTTAAGTGATAGCCAAGGTTTATCATGTGCAGATTGTCGTTTGTGCAATGGTAACCGTAAAGACATCGCCATAATGGTACATGGAAACAAAGCGTCGAAGTTTACCGCTGATATTCAAGCAATTAATTTGTGATAGTCTATTGACATAGTACTTTAATATAATTTAGAGTACTAACCAATGCACTAACGCATTAACTAAACTAAATAAAGGTTATTATTATGATTTTATTATTATTAGGCTTAAACCGTAAAGACATTAAAAATGGTCGTATCATGTTCAATAATTACATGGGTAAAGGATTCGTTGCACTACGTAAGCACAAAAAGCGCTACGGCATTCAATCGGGCAAATGCTTTCGTATGGTTCACGTTGGTCTTAATTCGTATTACTTTGAAAAAGGTACAGCATTACGATTCCTAGGTAATACGTTCGGCATTAAGTAAAGTATAATCAAAGGGACGTCGTAAGGCGTCCTTAATGACACTCTAAGAGGTTTAAAGATGAACAATATGTCATTGTATCAAGTTACTTCAGTAACGCAAGAGACTGCGGTTTACGACGAAGGGACGGCTAACGAATTCATTGTTAATACGTTAGTAATTGAGTCAAATTATGGTCCTATGCGTATCAATTTGTTTGGTGATGAGCATCAAGAGGTAGTATTTAAGGAGCAAATAAATTATGATTCTTAAAGCAGATAAACAAAAGTATAAACGACCGGTAAAGACTAAGGTCAAACCATTGGACAATCGCAAGTCAAACGATAGAAAATTAATCAATAGTAAACTAAAGGTATTAACTTATGAATATTAAGCATAGAGAGCTCACAGAGACCATTAAGACGATTAAAGAGGGCTATGAGTACTTAGGTATTACTTATTCAAGAGATGACCTTATAGACGTTCTAGTGAGCTATTATGGACTATCAGCAAGAGACATTGAGGACCTTAAGTTATGAGAGACTATGATAACATGTATGAATGCTTAGAGATTGTCGAGGAATTACCGCCCATTGGATACGTGACGCTTTACTGTTACTATGAGATAAAACATGAGGTCCATGAGACCTATGATACCAGTGAGGCTGTAAAGGTGGCAGACTTGAAACACTTAGTATTGAACGGTAATGAGTTACCCTTTGACGCAGTGACTAAACAGAATGTAGAAAGCGAAATAGAGGATTATATAAATGGATAGTTTACTATAGGTTAAAGTCTTATCAAATAGAGGAGTTGAAACTATGAATAAACTTTTTGTAGTAGAAGCATTACGTTGGGGTGATAGAGAAGATCATACCTATGTTGTGGGTGTGTTTGATAACCTACATGATGCGTGTGAAGCATGTGTTATTGAAGAGATGTGGCGTGACGGTAAGTATGAATGCTTCATTAATGATTGCAATGAAATGAATATTGAAATTCAAGAGCAGAAAAAAACTCTGTTTGACGAACGGGACGTTGAAGAGTTTAACTTAGAAGTACAAAAAAGAGTTGACCAATATTATGAATAATGATTTTAGAATAAGTCCAGCGGTTTCAAGATACGGAGAGCTGCAGTATTATATCGAAGTGCAAAGGTTTCTTCTCTGGAGAAAACTGTATATCACACGAGGTTCTAACATAGGTTACAGTATTAAAGAGATTAAATACTTTGATACACCTAGAAAAGCTTATGAGTATATACAAGAAACTTACGGCACTTCAGCCTGTATTGTAGAGAATCATTTGTAGGAGAATAGTTATGAATATATTAGACATACTTTTATTAAACTATTTGTTGACATTACCAATAATACTTACCGTAGTATTACTTGATTTTTTAATAGGATTAATATAATGACTGGTAAGATTTTTGATTTAGAACAACGTATCATGAAATGCTGGAATGTAGTTGATGATTTAGATGACTTGTATTATTATTTTGGTGATGACCCGTTCTTCAAAGATATGGACGCAAAGCATCGAGACAAAATATGTAACTTGTTGTTGGGTATGAAAGAAATGTACCAAATAAAGTTCCAGAAGTGTATCTTTGATTTTGAGGATGTTTGTAAAGAATATCATAGTCATAACAAACGACATGACCATGAGACTGGTGAAGATTGTCCAGACGAAGATCGTATGGATATCATAGGTCAGAACGGTAATAATGGTGAACATTATGAAACTAATAAAACGAAGTTCGACTAATGAATGATATTCATAAGCTAATCAGAGAAATAAAGGATAGTTACGACACGTTAGGGATTGTCTATAGTAAGGATGATATTATAAACGTGTTGATAATTGTTATAATTATTACCTGGCTAATGTGGGAAGACAGACCATGATCCTAACGGGCCTTACATTAATTGGCTTGATTATTTACTTTATATATGAGGAAGACGTACAATGAGATGTAAAGCATGTGATACAATACTAAATGACTATGAGTGCAGACGTAAGAACCCTGAAGGCATTCATTATGACTTATGCAGTGGTTGCTATAGGTACGTAAGGGACGCACAAACAGAGGACGAACAGAGTGTTGATGTCGATAGTGTTATAAGGTACAGTAGGGAGGAGGAAGACATAAGAAATATTTTGTAATTAGTAGTGGACATTAGATTAAAAACATGGTATACTATACGTATACTTAAGACAACCTTAAAGTATATTCATTAAAGATTAATTCCTAAAGAGTTCTTAGGAATAGACATAACCCATAGGAGATAATTATGTCAAATGTAGCAATTGGTACAGTAGCTTTTGAGTCATTACGTCAAACCGACGTGTTCAATGGTCAAGATACAGGTAAATATAACATCACGCTTACCTTGGACGAGGATTCAGCAGACGAATTAGTCGATGCAGGTGTCAAGCTTAGGGAATACGAGGGTAACAAACAACGTAAGTTTGCCAGTAAATACTTAGTTGATGTCTTTGACAACACAGGCGGTCGTTTTGATGGTCAAGTTACCCGAGGATCCAAAGTCAAAGTAAAGTATAGCTTAGGTAAGCCTCACCCAGTACATGGTGTGTCCCCTTACTTAGTCGCAGTGAAGATTATGGAATTAGCGGAAGACACAGGAGGAGAAAACAACGGTGACTTCTAAGTTTATTCGTCATGAGTCATGCCCGTCGTGTGGCTCAAAGAATAACCTTGCTAGATATGATGATGGTCATGCGACATGCTTTGGTATGTCGTGTAACCACTACGAACCACCTAGTGACGGTAGCATACCTAAGCAAGAGTTCATTAATACACCTAAAAGGAGACTAGAAGTGACTGGAGTCCATGCCTCAATACCTGATAGACGAATATCAGACAAGACATGTAAGAAATATAACGTCACTGTAGAGTATGGTCCTGATGGCACGATAAGTAAACATCATTATCCTTATTACTCTAAGTCAGGCGATGACCAGATAGGATCGAAGGTTCGCATAGTAGAAGGGAAACAATTCTATGCCACAGGAACACTGAAGGACACACAGTTATTCGGAGCGCAAGCCTGGAAACCAGGTGGTAAGTACATTACTATCACTGAAGGTGAAGCTGATGCACTAGCAGTAGCCGAGATGTTCGATTGTAAGTTTCCAGTAGTTAGTCTACGTACAGGTGCTCAGGGAGCTCAGGCTGACATTAAACAAAACCTGGACTACCTGGAGACATTTGAGAATGTAGTTATTTGTTTTGATAATGACGAACCAGGCCAGGAGGCGGCAAAATCAATCTTAGACCTATTCTCACCTAATAAAGCAAAGAACGTCACGCTACCTATGAAGGACGCAGGCGACATGCTTAAGATGGGTAAGGTACGAGAGTTCACACAGGAATGGTGGAATGCTAAACCTTATAGGCCTGATGGCATCATTACCAGTGCTAATACGTGGGACATGCTTGTTTCCATGTCTAACACTAAGAGCATTAAATACCCTTGGCAAGGGCTTAATGAATACACTAAAGGATTCAGACCTAGGGAGCTAGTGACTATCACGTCAGGTTCAGGCATGGGTAAGTCACAGATAACCAGGGAGCTAAGTTATTATCTGTTTAAGCAGACCGAGGACCGTATAGGCATCCTAGGCCTGGAGGAACACATATCGAAGACTATGCTAGGCATTATGTCAATAGAGGCTAACAAACCTTTACATATTGACTTTACAGAGATGGACGAAGAACACGAAGGATACTGGAAGAAGACAGCAGGTACTGATAGATTCGTTATGCTAGACCATTGGGGTTCAACGGAAGAAGATAGTCTAATGGGACGTATACGTTATATGATAAAAGGCATGGATTGCAAATGGATATTCCTGGACCACTTAAGTATCATTGTGAGCGCTCAGGAGCAAGCAGACGAACGTAAAGCCATTGACAGTATAATGACAAGGCTCAGAGCGTTAGTTCAGGAGACAGGCGTAGGGATGTTCCTAGTGTCACACCTTAAGAGACCACCAGGTAATAAGGGACATGAAGAAGGCGCTCAGATAGGCCTAGCGGACTTACGTGGTTCAGCGGCTATTGCTCAGTTATCTGATATGGTAATAGGTTTAGAGCGTGACCAACAGCATGAAGACCCTATTATACGCAACACGACAACATTACGAGTACTTAAGAATAGATTCGTAGGTTTGACTGGAGCATGTTGTTATCTCAAGTATGATCCTGATACTGGACGTATGAATGAAACAAGTAAACCAGAAGAAGAAGCTACTGGACACCTGGAGTTTTAATAATGAGACGTTTAGTATTTGATATAGAGACCGACGGTTTAAAACCTAAGGTGATACACTGTATCGTCGCTATAGATATAGATACTAAGGAAGAGTACGTATACCGTAGTGATAGAGGAAACTTAGATGACTTCAGAGATTTACTTAATAAGCCTTGTGAGCTCATTGGTCATAACATTATTGGTTACGACGTACCAATATGCGAAAGACTCATGGGAATTGACTTCAAGAGTCATAAGATTACTGATACTCTTGTTATGTCTAGACTTGCTAACCCTAGTCGCCTTGGCGGACACAGTCTCAAAGTTCTAAGTTCAGGTGGAGATGAGGAGAAAACACATCATGAAGATTGGTCTATTATTTCTGATGATATGGTGGCGTATTGTGTACAGGACGTTAGAGCTAATGTTGGAGTGTACTGGAAGCTCCTCGACGAGCTTAAGGATTTTGACGACCAGAGCATTAGTCTTGAGCATCAAGTACAAACTATTGTACAGAGACAAGTAAGGACAGGATGGTTACTCGACGTACCTAAATGCTATGACTTATTGGCAGAGCTTAAGGAACGTAAGATGTCACTGGAGGACGAAGTACACAAGAGATTCAAACCTAAGTTTAAATTCATTAAGGTTGTTACACCTAAGGTCAAGAAGGACGGTACGTTCTCTAGCGTAGGTCTTAAGTTCCTAGGTGACCAATGGCTTAATGTTGCAGGTGAGTTCTCTAGACTAGACGTAGTACCTTTTAACCTAGGTTCACGACAACAAATCGGAGAGTATCTTAAAGACTTCGGATGGAAACCTAAGGCACTGACGCCTACAGGTCAACCAGTAGTAGACGAGAAAGTACTGAAGGGAGTTAAGAACATTCCCGAGGCCCGATTGATTGCTTATTACCTTATGGTTCAAAAGCGTATTGCTCAGGTAGACAGTTGGTTAACAAGCCTAGACGAAGACACAGGACGTGTTCATGGTTATGTTAACCCTAACGGTGCAGTTACAGGACGCATGACACACAGTAGTCCTAACGTTGCTCAGGTTCCTGCAGTATACTCAGAGTACGGTAAGCAATGCCGTAGCTGTTGGATAGTCAAGGAAGGCTACAAGCTAGTCGGTTGTGATGCTAGTGGCCTGGAGCTACGTATGTTAGCACACTACATGGATGATGATAAATATACATATGAGGTACTCAATGGAGACATACATACAGCAAACCAGAATGCCGCAGGGCTCGATACACGAGACCAGGCAAAGACTTTCATCTATGCTTTCTTGTATGGAGCAGGAGATGCTGAGATTGGTTCAATCGTTGGAGGATCAGCCAAGGTCGGTGGACAGCTTAAGGCTAAGTTTCTATCGAACACACCTAGCCTTGAGAAACTACGACAGAACGTTGAGTTCGCTTCAAGAAGAGGCTATCTCAAAGGACTAGACGGTCGTAGAGTATACGTTAGAAGTGCTCACTCAGCGCTCAATACTTTACTACAGTCAGCAGGTGCAATAGTTATGAAAAAAGCCTTGATTATTCTTGAAGAATATGCTACAATATGGGGGCTTGATTACGCTTTTGTAGGTAACATTCATGACGAGTTTCAAATAGAAGTCAAAGCGGAAGACGCAGACAAGTTAGGTAACCTAGCGGAAGGCTCAATACAAGCCGCAGGTATACAACTAGGTTTACGTTGTGCGTTAGACGGTGAATACAAAGTCGGTGACAACTGGGCAGACACCCACTAAGAGGATAACAATGAAGACTATAGATACGTTAGTTAAGGACATATACAGTCTTATGGAGACTAAGGAAATCCCAGAGGGTGTCGATGCAGACCAAGCCATTGATGACTTTGGAGAAAACATTAAACAGTTAATGAAGAAGGAGTTCAGTAATTACAAACGAGACAAGCGAACACTACGTCTATCTAACGTAGGTAGGGACGACAGGTACTTATGGAATCTACACCAAGGCAAGGAACAAGAGAAGATAGAACCACATACTTACATTAAGTTTATGTACGGACATCTAATCGAGGAGATGTTACTATGTCTCACTAAGCTATCGGGACATACGGTTACCAACGAACAGAAACAATGTGAAGTCGAAGGTATCCGAGGTAGTATGGACTGTAGTATTGACGGTATAGTTACTGATGTTAAGTCAGCCAGTACCTTTGCCTTTAAGAAGTTCAAGGAAGGAACGTTAGCTAAGGATGATCCATTCGGTTACATAGCTCAGATTAAAGCCTACGCTTACTCAGAAGGAGAGACTAAGTACGGTTGGTTAACGATGGATAAACAGAACGGACACCTTACGTACCTTAAGTACGACGAGGAAGACTTCAGCCATCCAATGTACGAATACATTAACTGGTCAATCACTGACCGTATCAAGAGTATCAAGAAGACTGTAGAGTCTCCTACTGCTCCTGAGTTCTGCGCTGAGTACGTACCCGACGGTAAGTCAGGTAACCTTAAGTTAGCAACCAAGTGTTCTTACTGCCCTTACAAGAAGGATTGTCATAAGGACTTACGAACATTCATTTATAGTTCAGGGCCACGTTACCTAGTTAAGGTAGTCAATGAACCTAAAGTACCGGAGGTAGGTTCTAATGGCAACTTCTAGTAAAAACAAGAACACTAAGTATCGTAGCGGACTTGAGGAACGCTTTGACAAGGAGACTAAACATAAGTTAGCCTTTGAGCCCTACAAGCTACCCTACGTAGTCAATAGGCACTATATACCTGACTTTGTGTATAATCGTAATGACAACCATGAGGTCCTTGTGGAATGCAAGGGCTTCTTCAGGGTTGGAGACACACAAAAGTATAAATCAATTAGAGATTGTCTAACAAAGAAACAAGAGTTAGTCTTTTTATTCTCTAATGCCACTAAGAAATTACGTAAGGGTTCCAAGATGACACTAGGACAGTGGTGTGATAAGGAAGGCTTTAAGCATTACACTATGGACACCTTGGATGAGCTAAAGGATTACCTGGGGATTAACAAATGAGTAACACATATCACGAATTGATAAACAAAATGCTGTATTCTCTTGACAACTACGAGATGCTAGAGATACTAGAGATTACAGCAGAGGAATTAGCGGACCGCTTTGAAGATAAAATCATGGCAAACTTTGACAAGCTAGAGGAGTACTTAGAAAAATGATTGAACGTATATTGACAACACGAGTAGCAAATGGCTATGTCATCCAGATTAAATGCGTAGGTATTAGCACAGAGACAACGTTTGTTTGCATGGCTGCACCTGAGGGACTAGGTAAGTTCATTGAGCAGTCTGTAGAGAAAGTCTTGGAAGATAAATTATGAACAATGACGTAGTTAACGCAATAAACGTCTATTACAAAGAGGTAGGCCTGGCCGAATACTACGCTGATAGGGCTGACGAGTCTGAAGGACACGCAGGAATGTACGAACATTTAGCCGCACAGCACTTTCATACTGCAATAGAGACTAAGGATTACATACTGATGCGCTTTAAGGAAGACTTAGAGGAAGCACCAGGGAATATCAAGGAGCTATATAATGACTAACGATGACTGGAAGAAAGAATTTGAAAAATACAAAGCGCTTATGGAAGCGAAGGAACAGCTTGAGAGTTACTACGAAGAGCAAGAAGCAGACGAGACCCCTATACACTATGACCACGCCATACAGCCTTGGGACTACATGAAGTCATTGTTCTCCGAGGAAGAGTTTGAGGCTTATCTAGTAGGTAATGTCATTAAGTATGTATCACGTTATCGAGACAAGGGTGGCGTTAGGGACATTGAGAAAGCTCAGACATACATTAAGAAATTATTGTCAGTATTATAATAAGAGGAAACAGACATGACGTACACGTATGGTATTAAAGTAGACTTAAACAGAGATGACCTTCTGACACCACAGGCAAGCAAGTTAGTACGTCAGTTCTATATGCATGACGAGGAGCAATCACCACAACATGCGTACGCTAGGGCGGCTGTAGCTTACTCAGCAGGAGATACAAAGTTAGCACAACGTATTTATGATTATGTTAGCCAGGGGTGGATGATGTTCTCCAGTCCAATCCTAAGCAACGCTCCTAAGCCTAATGAGAAGCACAAGGCCTTACCTATTAGTTGCTTCCTAAGTTACGTCCCAGACACTGTAGAGGGCCTTGTAGATCATCATGCAGAGACAGCCTGGCTATCAGTCAAAGGTGGTGGCGTAGGTGGCCATTGGTCAACTGTACGAGGTATCACAGATAAGTCAGTAGGTGTCATGCCGATGCTTAAGGTTACTGATGCACAGATGACAGCCTACAAGCAAGGTAAGACACGTAAGGGTAGCTATGCGGCTTACCTAGACGTTGACCATCCGGACATCATGGAGTTTATTAACTTCAAGGTACCTACAGGTGGCGATGTGAACCGCAAGTGTTTCAACTTGTTCAACGCAGTTAACCTAACGGATGACTTCATGCAACGAGTAGTAGCAGGAGACTCTTGGGAACTACGTTGTCCTGAGACACGTAAGATTATAGATAAGGTAGACGCACGTAACCTATGGCAGAGAATACTAGAGGCTCGCTTTAGAACTGGTTCTCCTTACTTAAACTTTATTGACACAGCGAACAAGGCTTTACCAGAGTATCAAAAGGACCTAGGCTTACGTATCAATGGTAGTAACTTATGTAACGAGATACATCTAGCTACTAACGAAGAACGTTCAGCAGTCTGTTGTCTATCTTCAGTCAACCTAGAGAAGTTTGATGACTGGAAGGACACCACAATGGTTGCTGACTTAACAACATTCTTAGATAATGTACTACAGGAGTTTATAGATAATGCCCCAGAGGAGCTTTCTAAAGCACGTAACTCGGCTACTCGTGAACGTAGCATTGGCATTGGCGCTATGGGCTTTCACGGTTACCTACAGTCTAAAGGTATTGCGTGGGAATCTTGGCAAGCTACGTCAGCGAATAACGTTATGTTTAAAACTATCAAAGCGCAAGCTGAAGCACAGACTAAAGTACTCGCTGAAGAACGTGGGGAATGTCCTGATGCGCACAGCTATGGCGTTCGAAACGCTCATTTACTTGCTATTGCTCCTAACGCTAATAGTAGCATTATTTGTAACTGTACTGCTTCCATTGAGCCACTAAAGGCTAACATATATACACACAGAACACGAGCAGGTGCTGATGTAGTCAAGAATAAATACTTAGAGAAAACACTTGACTTATACGCAGAGAACACTGAGGAAGTATGGAAGTCAATCATGAGTAATGAAGGCAGCGTACAGCACCTAGACTTCCTGAGCGACCATGACAAAGAAGTCTTTAAGACTAGCTTTGAGTTAGACCAGATGTGGGTCGTAGAACATTCAGCCAAGAGACAGCCTTATGTATGCCAAGGACAGAGTGTCAACTTATTCTTCCCTAGTGGTTCAGATAAGACATACATTAATCAGGTCCATCTTAAGGCATGGAAGGAAGGACTCAAGGGTCTGTATTACCTTAGAACGACAGCAGGCTTGACTGCGGATAAGGTAGGAATCAAAATTGAACGTAATGCACTGAAGGACTTCCAAGCAGACGAAGACGATGAATGCATTAGTTGCCAAGGTTAATAGGAGATATTATGTACGAAGTTTATGGAACTAAGGGATGTGGTTTTTGTATTCAAGCCACTAAGGTGTTAGATAGATTAGACGCAGACTACACTTATACAGACTTAAGTGTACTCACAGACCACGACAAGGCTCGCCTACAGGAGATAGCAGGCAAAACCTTTAGGACTGTACCTCAGATATTTAAGATTGAAGGTAACGTTATGAAGCACATTGGTGGGTACACAGAGTTAATGGAGAGTTTAAATGATTGATAACTTAATAGACAAGACAATAGAATGGCATTATGCACGTAACCTTATCAATGGTTCTACTGACAAGGACCAACACTTTAAACTCATTGAGGAGATGTTGGAGCTACAGAAGTCCATCATTACGGGTAGGGACATTAAGGATGACGTAGGTGATATTATGGTTGTCCTTATCAACATGGCGGAACGTAACGGTACGTCCCTAGAGGAATGTCTAGCTGTAGCTTATGATGACATTAAAGATAGAACAGGTAAGATGGTCGATGGTATATTCGTTAAGGATGCTGCATGAACGTAGAATTAGTAGATAGCTCTGGAGGCGACCTTAGTGTCGTCAACAGCGCCAGAGTTAGCTTTAGTGTCGAGAAGGATATACTTGATAGTAAAGATGAGAAACTTATTAAGTACCTAGCGAAGCATAGACACGACACACCGTTTAGACATAATTTTGTTCAACTCAAATGTAAGGTTCCATTGTTCCTCGCTAGACAGCTTATGAAGCATCAGGCAGGTCTTACGTGGAACGAGGAGTCTAGACGTTATATAGACCATGCCCCAGAGTTCTACGTGCCTAGAGAGTGGCGAGCAAGACCTGAGAAGTCCATTAAACAAGGTAGCCAAGGTGTCGTAGGTGAGTTCAAGAGATACAAGGATATAGCAGGAGTGTCCGCAGACACAGCCCATGACCACTATACAGTCTTTATTGATACATCATTACAGTTATACCAAGAGATGCTAGATAATAACGTAGCGCCTGAGATGGCACGTATGGTGTTACCACAGAGCATGTACGTTAACTTTATATGGTCAGGTAACCTATTGGCATTCCACCATGTATACAGTCTACGTAGTGGCGAGGGTGCACAGGAAGAAGCTAAGGAGTTCGCAGAGATGTTAAAGGAAGCCATTGAGCCTGCGTTCCCTGTGTCTTGGAAAGCCTTAGAGGCTAGGTCGTGACCAAGAGAGTGTCCGAGATGACTGAGGAGGAACTGAAGCATCACAGGGCATTACAGAGAGCTAGGAGACTTAAGAAACAAATAGCTATCCATGAAATATATAACTATACGTGTCAAGTCTGCGGTCTCAAGGAAGAGACCTTTGGCTTCTTTGAGTTCCATCATGTAGACCCTACAACTAAACATAGAGAAATCGGAAGTATGCTTAACTCAGCGTCCCTTGAGACAATCAAGAAGGAGTTAGTTAAGTGCTTAATGTTATGCCCTAACTGCCATAAGAAAGAGCACCTAAAGGTAGGCATGACGACCACAGAAATCAGGAGAAACAAACAATGAGTTTATTACAAGAGAACATAGCGTTTAAACCTTTCGCTTACCCTTGGGCTATGGAGTACGCTGTAAAGCACGAGGAGATACACTGGGGAGAACACGAGGCAAAGCTACAGGATGACGTGACGCAGTGGCAGACGAAGCTCACGGCACAGGAGAAGGACCACATTACACAGATACTACGGTTATTCACACAGTCTGACGTAGCCGTAGGTCGTAACTACTTAGAGCATTATATACCTAAGTTTAAAAACAATGAGATACGTGCGATGCTAACGAGCTTTGCTAATCGTGAGTTTGTCCATCAGCGTAGCTATGCGTTACTTAACGATACGTTAGGCTTACCTGAGGAAGAGTTCACTGCATTCACAGCCGTAGACGAGATGAAGGATAAGCTAGAGTTCATGGCTAACATAGATACCTCAAGCTACGCAGGGTTAGCTCAGGCTGTAGCTCGTAGCGCTATCAATGAGGGCATGAGTCTCTTCAGTGCATTCGTTATGTTAATTAATTACAGTCGCTTTGGTAAGATGCGAGGAATGTCTGAGATTGTTCAGTGGTCTATTCGTGATGAGTCTATGCACTGCGAAGGTATGACTAAGTTATTCCGAGAGTTCTGTAATGAACACCCACGGATTGTCAATGATGAATTTAAACAACAGATATACGGAATGGTACGTGAGGCTGTGTCCTTAGAGGACGCTGTGATTGACATAGCATATAACAATAATGATATTGAAGGATTGACTAAGGAAGAAGTCAAGCAGTACATTAGGTTTATTGCGGATAGACGTTTGATTCAGTTAGGTCTTAAGGGTAACTATGGTGTCAAGGAGAACCCGTTGCCTTGGTTAGAGCCTCTGATTAACACAGCAAGCCACGATAACTTCTTTGAGACAACAGTTACTGAGTACAATTCTAATGGCCTTAGTGGCGACTGGGGGTGGTAATATGGACTTCTCTATAACACTATACAATGGGTTTAACATAGGGTTAGAACGTAAAGTCAATAGCCCTACGTGGCTACAGTTACCCGATGGGTTCGACATATTCTTCTTTAGTGGGATACAGGTTAACTTAGGTTTCGTTAGGATTAGCTTAGGTAGGTTTAAAGACGCTGAGGAGTTCGCAGAGGAACTAGGGGACCCATAGGTCCCCATTGTTTTACTTGTAAGTATACTTCTCTTCTTCTCCAGTTCTTTCGATACTGTTGAGGAAATTAGCTACTTGTTCAGCAGACTGGTCCTGAACATCTATTGAAGCATCTAGCTCTGATAGTGACCGGGACAACGCCATGTATACCTGGGCGTCCCTCCTTCCTTTCTTAATCTGCTCTATTGTCTTCCTAGTCGTATTAAGTATCTTAGCACTCATCTTAGGGTCTACAATCATAGCAGCTATCTTGTTAGGTACCATGTACTTAGCAATAGCCTGTACTAGCCTCATGAGAGCCGTAGGGTCTCCAGAAATAGCATTAACACCTTCCTGAGCACCTTGTCTAATCCCTGACCCCTGAGTACTTAAGACTGATAAGGAGAACACCCCATCTCTCTTAGGTAGGCTAGAGACTAACTGGTCGTATTCCTTAAAGAGTTGTTCAACAAAGTCAATACCTCTGGTCTGGCCTAATAACTCCTTAAAGGATAACTCCTCGCCTTTGCCTTGAGTCTTAATCTTATCACGTAGCTTACGTATGGCTTCAAAACCATCGACACTCTCTGACATCTGTAAAGTCTCTACCAGGAACTCACGTCTAACCTTTTGCTTAAGGTTCTGACCTGCGTACTTAAAGACATTAAGCTGTGACTGGTCTATGATTCCCTTCTTAACTGCTTCCTGATAGAATGTCTGGTTAGTATCTAATAGTTTATTTAACTCAATGAACGGTGAGGTTTTACCTGATTGAGTCATTAGATAACTAACGTTCTCAGGCATCCCTTGTTTCAACATCTGAGATATGACATCCCCATGTATTAACATAGAGTTCTGTGCATACATCTCATTAAGAGCTAAATACTCCTTACGTTGCTCAGGATTAAGCGTAGCCAGTATACGTGCCTCTAGCTTGTTCTGTTGTTGCTTAAGTCCACCAAAGGACGAAGAGTTAGTCTTAGCAGGATTAATTTCAGCCATCTCACGCATTCTATCCTTAGAACGTAAGTTTATTGTGTTTAATTCATCTAAAGACAAGCTATCGGGCATGTTCAAGTACTCTTGGTACTCGGTGTACGCCTCACGGTCAGCAAAAGGTATCTCATTATCCTTAAGGAACTCGTCACGTGCAAGCTTAAGTTCATCTCGCTGTATTCTAGCTGCCTCTAGCGCATCATTAATACCTTTAAGTTCCTCAGGTTCAGCACCGTTGGTCTTAAGTTCTAACTTATGCCTACGTAAGTTAAGTATCTCTTTGTCTGTATTTAAGATAGCCTTGTTCTGAGACTCTAAGGCATCCACGAAGTTAGAAGAACCTGCGGCTGTTGTTCTATGTAGTTTATTAATGAAAGCCTTGGCATTCTCTTTAATATCTCTAACGTCGACAATAGTGTCTGCTTGGTCACCTAAGCGGTCCTTATATAGACCTCTAAAGGCTTGTCCTGATAACTCCTTCTGTTTCTCAATGACCTGGAGGACCATACCGCCTAGCTCACGAGGCTCAACACGAGAACCATACATATTCAAGAGAGACAATAGGTCATCCTTGATTACTTCAGACTGTGCTTCGATAACAGCGTTAATCTGTTGTCTACCTTCGATTGATGCATAACCAATGTTAGCCAAGGCCTGGTGTCCTGCTGTAGGAGTCCCTAGCTGAGTCGTAAGTAACCCTTCGCCTTGAGCATTGTATTTAGCTAATAGTTTATCAGAGAACTCTCTTGCTATGTCATCCGCAAACTCAGTGCCTAATACTTTCTTATTAAGTAATGTCTTAGCCCCTTCGACGCTTGCTTTAAGCACAGGAGGAGCCATAGCTAAACCACCTTCGATTAAACCTTCAGTTAACGCTTCGCCTCCACGAACATCACCCTCTTTATTAACGCCTGTGATTTGTTCCTTAAGGACATCCCCACCGAAGTAACCTAAAGCTGCCCCTACGCCTAACGCCAAGGCAGTCACAGGGGCTGAGACAACCCCTGCGGACGCCACGGCTCCTGCCGCTAGGCCAGTACCTATAGTCTGTCCCAAGGCAGGTAGAGCCACGGAGGCTGTCTTAGGTTCTACTGAAGCCGCAAAGCCAAACTTTCTAGAAGGCTTAATAATCATCTCATCGACAGCTTGTGTTACTAAGTCCCCTCCAAAGGGAAGACCTAAGGAAGCGGAAGGAGTAGCGTCAACCTCGGCATAATAATTAGCAACCTCAAGTGCATCTTTATTATCGTCATATGTTAGCCATTCATCACGAGACATATGTTCTTTGGCTATGGAGTACTCTATGATTTCTTGCTCAGTGGCTTTCTTAGGGACGTTAATAACCGTCCCGTTAGGTAACCTTAGTTTTATACTTTCTTCGCTCATAGGTTACTCCTGTTTTGTTTTTTGTTCCCAAAGAAATCATTGAAGTCTTTGATGTCATTAGCCGCATCACTACTCAGAGGCTTACCTAGGTCAGGTAATAAAGCATTATTACGCTTACCCTTCTTAGGCCCTAGCCCTAGTTGAGCACGATATTTGTTATAAGCACCATCATAGAACTCCATAGCTGCTTCTTCAAAGTTATAACTATTACGTAGTCTGTTGGTCTTAAGACTATTAAACTCTTGTTTAGTCTTATAGGCTACTTCCTTAGCTGTCGCTAGGTCCACTAAAGCTTCCCTTAGACCATCCCGTGTAAAGCCTCGATTACCTACGGCATTCTTCAAGAATAGTATATCTTTATCAGAGAATGAACCCTTAAGGAATTGACCTGCGTTTAGGACTTCCTTAGAGAAGAAACGGTCAATAAGCTGACTGTCCGTAGTGGCTTCAAACTTAACTCCTGTGATTTCCTGTACAACCTTCTGCATGAACTGTAGGCCTTCCCCAAAGACACCTACGTTAGCATTGTCTAAGGCTTCCTTAAGGCGTGGGAGTTGCTCAGTGAACATACCATAGTTATTAGCTAGTCCTGCTATTTCGCCCATACGTTCAGCCACAGGTTCCCTGAGCTTAGGGTCTAAGGTTTTCTGTACTTTAGTGTGTAGTTCCTCAGGAGATAACTTATCCTTACGTCCTTCCATGAGGACTAACTGAGCCTTATCAATACTATCTCTAGAGTAAGTTTCATTAAGACCATCTACGGACTGATTCATCATGCCTGCTAAAGTAGGCGGACGTACTTCCGTTGCTATGCCTGTATTATTTACTTGGATAACACTTCCATCAGATAGTACTTTAGTAGCAGGAGTACCTCCTTTAGATGAACCTAGCATTAGCTCTTCAATCACTTTATCGGAGAACTCTCCACTGGCGTCAGCTTTAATATTTGCCACCAGGCTCATCTTTTGTTCCTGTGGTCTATTAGATGTCATAACAGCTCTAATAGCACTTCCTCTTTTATTAGCAAGAGTAGTGGTTATTTTTTCTTGTTGTTGTTCAGACCTTAGCTCATAAGGACCTGCCTGACGACCTAATACAGCACGTTCAGCAGCCATACCGAAGCCCTCAGAGGCTCGTTGAGCCCCCGAAGCTGCCGTTAGGAACTTACCCATAGCATCATTGCCATAGTTCGTTACGCCTTCCTGTAGTTGCTTACGTCTCAACTGGTCGTCGAGAAGCTTCGCTTGGTCAGGCGCAAGTAAATCTTTAATCATGTTAGCCATCTTATCTCCTAAAATTCAATACCTGCAAGGCCTGCACCAATGTTACCAAGAGACTTGATAAACTCTTGCTCTAGTCCTGCGCCACCTAGTGCTAATTCTTTCATTAAGCCTGCTTCCGACAAGCCTAAGTTTGCAGCTAAGTTTGCGTACTCTTGTTGTAACTGAGCTTGCTGATTCTGAGCCGTTAAGCCTAACTGTGAAGCTGCTAGTTGCTGTTGGAACGGTATGTTCGAAGCACCTAACATCTGACTAATGTTTGCTAACTGAGCACCTTCGAGCTGTGAAGGTAATAGAGCTGATTGCTGACCTATGCCAAACAATGAAGCTGCATTAGCAATGTCTTGTTGTCCTAACTGACCACCCAACTGTTGAGCCTGTAGTCCTAACCCAAGTAAACCCTGTCCTAACTGTTGTTGCTGTGACTGAATACCTGCCCCAGTCTGCGCTAGGTTAGCCGCCAGGCCTGCTGAGGTTGTTTGTCTATTTAAGCCTTCATTAGCAAGTTGACTATCAATCTGTTCAGCTGACATGCCTAACTGAGCAAGCTGTGCCGCACGGTTCTGTGAAGCAGTCTGTAAAGATTCTTGAGTTTGTGCAGTTTGTAACTGAGCGCCTGCTAAGGACATCTCTTGGCCAAACCCTTCGTTAATCATTTGTTGTTGTATCTGGTCAGCCGATAAGCCCATCTGTGTTAACTGTTGAGCTCTGTTCTGTTGACTTGTAGCTAATTGGTCAGCCATGCCTATAGCTTGTAATGAAGCAGCGTTACGTGCCTCAGCCTGAGCTTTCTCCATAGCTAACTGCTCAGGAGTACCACCATAAGCCGCTGTAGAGACTCCTAAGCGTCCTTGAGCTGCTAGTCTATTCTCTAGTGCTAGACGTTGACGTTCCTCTTCAGGGGACTGTGTAGCTCGTATTTGATTGTATATATCCTCAGCACCTGCTGTAGGAGAACTAAGCATACCACCACCGGCTGCTAAGTATTGACTAGCAACATCACCTGCCGCTGTACTGACCTGTGGAGCTGTAATACCGCTGTAAGCACCTGTTACGTCAGGAGCGGCACTTGATAAAGCGCCTTGTGCTTGATACTGTAACTGTCCTGTTAAATCACCTAAGCTACCTGCTTGTTGTCCTTGGGCTTGCTGTGCGAATAGGCCTTGTAGCTGAGCTAGGTCTTGTGGAGCTTGTGTGCCTATGAGAGTCTCACCCATGCCTGCATACTGTCCGCCTAGCTGTGAGGCAAACCGTCCAGTGTTAGCACCCATAGCCTGTTGAGACTGTGATAAAGCCCCTGACCCGTAGCCTTGTAAAGCTCTAGTCATATCAGGGGACATGCCCATCTGTCCACGCATAGCATTAGCTTGGTCTAAGAAACCCTGTTGTGTAACGTTAGGTCCTAAGTCAAGACCTTTTTCACCAAAGGTTGCACCTCCTGACGTACCAGTGACAGCGTAGGGTTTAAACTCAGCGGCTGTGCCAACGTCATCCCTTACGTCACCGTAGAAACCACCCATCTGATTAGCTAGGTCATATAATGTATCTTGTCCTGATTCTTTACCATAGTAAGCCGCTGCCCCTGCCGCTCCTGCCCCTAGAATACTTCCTAAGCCAGAGAGCAGTCCTGAATATGTAGTCCAATCTGTTGATTTCTCAGATTCACTTTTCTGAGGACCTAAGAAAGGACTACTATATGTTATTAAGTTTTCACCTGCCATTAGTAAGTCCCTCCGTCAATAGTTCCTGTTGTTAACGTACCAGTAACCGTTAGAGTAGGCGCTGTGACCGTACCTGTGAAAGTAGGGGAAGCAGTGTCAGCCTTGGTAGCTACATTGGTTTGTATGTTGGTAAACTCTGTATCAATCTCAGAGCCTTTGATAATCTTCGCAGGGTTACCGGATGCTAAAGTATCCTTAACCGCAAAGTTAGTTGTCTTAGTATAATTACTCATTAGATAGTTCTTCCTACTATTGCTTGTGCTGTCATTCGCTGTATGGAGACTGGAGCTCCGTTTACCTCTGCTTCGATACCAAGTTGAACAACCTGTCCTCCGCCTGCTGCGTTAACCGTTGGTCTGTTTACCAAGACCCCTGCGTTAAACTCACCTTCGCCATATTCCGCTATGTTGTACTCAGCGATGACCTGAGAGCTTAATGTAAACCTTTTCTTCTTATATGCGTAACTGTAGTCATAACCCCAGTTAAGCGTAACGTCCGTAGCTGAACCACCTATAACAGTTATCTTTAAGTTCTTTAGTAACTTTAAATTACTAGGAGCTCCAAAGTCTAGATAGTTGGTAAAGTAAGACATATGATAACTAGAGCCATTGTCACTGTAACCATTGTACAACGCAAGCCCATCGTTAACACCTATGATTAAATCACCTGTCTTGTCCCTTACGAAACATGTGCCTGTATGGCCTTCCCATTTAGTTACACGGAATGCTCCGTTCTCCAAAGGAGCTCTGACGTCAAAACACCAAGTAACACCTATGTTCGGAAGTCTAACTAGATAGAAGGCTTCCTCTTGACTAAAGGCAGTCTTAATGCTTCCAGTCTCTGAGCGTATGTCCGTCATGAAGTTCAAACGTACATTACGAGTTATATCTAAAATAGGCAATGACTCAGTCTGTACGACACGATTCAAAGAAGCAATACCTGCGTCCGATAGGAACAGTAAGTCAGCTCCTGTGCTCTGTACGCTGTCTCTGGCTATACATCCAATACCAGATATAGTATCAGCCAAGGACATTGTCGCAGGGTCACTAGCTCCTTGGTAAATAAGTATCTGACGTTCACCAAAGATAATTAAGAAGTTATTATGTATTGCTAACGCTGTGATTCTGTCTTGTCCTGCGACCCATACTTTAGATATGTCTATAGAGCCTGATGAGCCAGTGTCCCATGCAAACCCATTAAGTAAGTCCGAGAAGAAAATCTTATCGTTATTATCGCTAGTCCCCGCTACCCATAGTCTACCAAAGCCACCGACGACTATGTCACCCTGAGGCACTGTGCCACTATAGAAAGCATTGTTACTAATTAAGTCACAAGTAGTTCCGTCGTAGTACAAAGGAGCTTGGTCACTAGAGAATAAAAAGTGATAGTCATTGAAACTAGCGTGAGCAAAGTTACCATCGTTAATTGAATAACCTGATGGTGTAATGTCCGTTAAGGAGTCTTTACCTGCGTAGATACTAGCGCCTGTAGTTGACACTATCTCACTATCGCCTGCTTGGTTTATATATTCACCAATGCTTACTATAGGGTCTGTAGAGTCTTGGTTTAAGTAACTCCAACCCTTACGTGCACCTATACGACCAAACTGGTCTATAACACAGTTGGTTGCGTCTAGAGCGTACTGTTCCGTTAGTGACGTAGGGCTGTCCTCTGTATTCAGCCCAAAGAAGCCAGGGGCTTGTATTGTGACTGTCTGTAGTGGTTTTGCCATTATGTTTGTTCTCTCTTGTTAAATAACATTAAAGACCAATTCACCACCATTGTTACCTGCGTCTAAAGCAATAGCATTGGCTAAATCGTTCTGTGCGGTCACTATCTGTTCCATAGCGTTCTGACCTCCTGTCTCACCACGCTCCCTTAGCGCATAAGCAAACGCTAGTTGTACAATAGGTTGTACAGGGAGTACCGTAGCATCAGCGTCATTGACTAACTTCTGGTCACGTAGGACCACGTTAGCTTCTAAGGTATACGCTTGGTCAGGGGTTGGATAAAAGGTTACCTGAGTGTCTCCGTTAGCATCAGTACCATCGAAACAAAAGTACCGAGGCTGACCAGAGTTCTCTGAGGCTGTATATTGTTTATCTTTAATGTATGCCTTAGAACGCTGTTGTATTTGTTCATTTTTAGACACATTATAGATAGACATTACTTCGCCTCGGACACCAAAGTTAACCAAAGGATAAGTAGACAAAGAAGGAGTAGTCGTTATGATTAAGTCATCACGTAACGAAGACCAATCCCAAGCAGCCTCTACGTTATTAATAGCGTCATTAACAAAGTCCCCAATGAGTTTACTGTAGTCGCTTTGAGTAACTATAGCAACTTCTTCTTCCCTAAGTTTTCTTAGGACTGCATTAACAATCTCTAAATAATTCATTATAGTTTATTTCCTAAGTTCTATAGTATATATTATACCATATTTTAGTCTAAATGTCAAGAGTTTTCTTAAGTTATATTTACGTCTGCATAAGCAGTATACACAGGCTTAGTACGAAGCTTACGTTTGTCTTCGTCTTCCAACGTTCTAGCTCTAAAGGCTTCTTGTGCTTGAGCCTGTTCTAAAGCTAAGGCGTCTGTCAAACTACGTATACGTGCTTGTTCTCTTGATATAAAAGGATTAGACACTAAGTCGCTATCGTCATAGTAGTAATCCATGTAACGCTTGTCAATCCCTGCATCGAAGTCTACTCCTACGTCTGCGCCTACTCCAGAAACACCGCCCACGTTTACGTTAGGAGCATCTGGTAAATCAGGCCCGTTAAACTCTGGTAGGTCTGGTAAGTCAGGTAAATCTGGTAGGTCAGGTAACTCTACGTCAGGCATCTCAAAGTCCGGCACGTCTATATCAGGACCTTCAAACTCAGGTAAATCTATATCAGGGAATTCAATACCTAAGTCTACATCAGGTAACTCAAACCCAGATAAGTCAAAGCCTTCGAACTCAGGCAACAACTGAGACCAGTCTATATCAGCTCCATCTCCAAAGTCAAACTCTGGGAGCATGTCTAAGAACCTTTGTATGACATTATCATCAAACGCTCTTAGCTGTTCCCTGACCCAACTACCTACGCCATCAAGACCGTCTCTATCATAGAATTCTTTAAAACCATCTAACAGAGCCATCTCAGGGTCTTTCCCTTCCTCAAGAGATACTGCTGTAGCCATTAGACCAAAACCAGTAGCTCTACCAACGTTAGAATCTACGTCAAAGTAATCTAAAGCATCTTCTCCGTATACGTCAGTAATAACACCTAAGGGAGCTTCTCCGCTTGCTAAACGTGTACCTGCGTTTACTAACTGGTCGTTCTCTTCAAACCATTGTAAAACATCACTGCCAAACTCATCGCCTATGTATTCACCTGCAAACTCAGCTATATAAGGAGTTGCGTAGTTCAGTGCGTCTTGTCCATAAATACGTAAAAACGAATCCTGAAAACTAGCCCCTGAGTCTATCATCTGACCAAACTGTACTGCTTTATCAACATTAGTTAACAAAGATGCAGTGTTTTCAAAAGCCTCTACGTTAGCTAAAGCAGAGGCATACTGAGCAGAGTCTATCCCGTAGTCAGCAAAGGCTGCCGCAAGAGCTGTATTAGCATTCTCTATATCAACAGCTACTCCTTTTAGAGAACCACCTAAACCCCCTAGAATAGTAGCCTGTGCTATATCTCCAATGTCTCCGCCTTGTAAAGTAGCCACAGCACCTGATGATAAAGCACCACCGGCAGCGTTAGCCGCAGTAGCTGTATTTCCAAATGTTCCTGCCTGTGCAAAGGTCTGAGCAAGACCAGAACCTAAACCCATAGTGAAACCAGTGGTGACAATACCTATTGCAATCTGACCTATGTTACTGTCTGTTCTACGTGAGTTAAAACTATATTGTCCTGTTTCCTTATCAAAAACAAGAGAATCTTTACCATCACTAGACATGCCAATAGCTTGTCCGTATCCTCCTAGTCCTAAACGCTCAAAAAGAATATCTCTTACTTGACCATCAGATACATCATTCTTAGATACCCCGTTAGCTCTAAGATTGTTAATAGTGGCTTGTTGTAAAGCGTCAAACTGCTCACCATTTACAAACTCATTAAGCCTATCCGCAAGAGCCTTACCGTCCTCATCACTTGTCATTAAAGCATCTTGATACATGTTCATATCAAAGATAGGCTCAACGTTTAAAGAAGATAAATAATCATTAGCGTACGCAGCGCCTTCTAAACGGTCAGGAGCAGCATCTACGTCTGCCTGAGTTACGTCAAAACCGCCAACGCTACCCATGCCTTCTATGCTAGGTGTCTCCGTTAAATCAATAGAGCCGACTCCAAAGTCCATACCAAGGTCTACAGTTCCTTGTCCAGATAAATCGTTTATAGCGTCCTGTATAGGGTCTGAGGTCTCATTAACGACAGCTATAGGGTCTGGAGTAGGCGTAGGAGTAGTTACGACAGCAGCAGAGTCTGTAGGAGCTACTGTGGGCGCTAAAGGAGCAGGAGTTGGCTCAGGTTCAACAACAGGCTCACCAAAAGACATACCACTGAAGTCAAAAGCTCCTGAGCCCAGTACGTTACTAAAGTCTAAATTAAAATTATAAGGCATTACCATTTACTCTTGTTAGCCCAATATGCCGCAGACATCTTACCTTTAGCGATGTTCTTAGCATGACGAGCTTTGAATGATTTCTTACGTGCTTTCTCTTTGTCAGTCGTAGGATTCTTACCTGCGCCCTTGACACCCTGTTGACCATAACGTATAGTCTTAATCTTGTCACCCTCTTTAGCCACAACAACATGAGACTTCGTAGGATGATTAGGGGTCTTCTTAGGTTTGTTATAGCCCGATACGCCTACACGAGCTAGTCTAGGGTCTTTCTTGGTAGCCATGTTAGCCTCCTTGGATTACATCGTTGTGCTCTATTACGCTGACCACTGCTGTCATAGCTTGACTAGCGCTAATCTGTATGTAGTCACCTTCACGCATAGTTACAAACTCATAGTATTCACCGCCTATCTGAAAGAAGTCTTTAGAGGATAACGTATGGTCATCAAAGAATGCAAAGGTTGTATCGTTGGCTTTATTGTAATACGTAACGTCAAACGTACCATTGCTACCACTGACATTACTAATCCACAGCATCTTCCACTCTGCACGTTTACCGTTAGGAACTGTATAGATAGTCTGTAAGGATGTTGTCGTGGTTAATGCTGAGGATTTCTTAATCATTACTTAGCCTTCTTCTTAGACTTCTTAGGAGAACACTTGCCTGACTTACACTTTGGAGCTTTATGTACTTTACAATTCATAATTATTTACCTTTAAAATTAGTTAACGAACGAATACCAAATGAAGCAGCTACAGCAGCACCTAAGAAACCTTTATACCAATCAGGCATAGTCTCCAACACTGCAAAGCCCTGTTCAACATAAGGAACTAACGGTGGAATGAAACACATGATGAGCGGAATACTGAACAATACAGTAAACCACTCGTCTTTCCATGAACTTTGACTACCTTGTGCGTGTAGGGCTTCCCAATCGCCTCCCTGTTCAATTAACTCTAATTCTTTAGCCTGTATAGCCTTAGACTTCTCAGCCTTGTTAGAGAGCCATTGAGAGGCTATTGAGCCTACTGCTGTTATTAATTGTATCATCCGCTCATTCCTGTCTTCATAACCCAAACACTGAAGCTAACAATACCACCTACGATAATCCAAAAGAGTTTATCGGCAAACTTAGCTACTCCTTGGTTGTCTCGTACTGTTTCCTTGAGTTCGTCCACTTCTTCTTCAGTGACTTCCACACGATGTTCTAAGTTCTCAACTCTACGGTTGTTAGCCACCATCTTCTCTTCGACACGAGCGATAGACGCAACAATGTCTGTAAGCTTATCTAGCTTGGTTTCTATTCTGTTGAGTCTATCTTCACTCATGTCTATTCCTTAGCCTACCAAGGCAATCCTGAGATAACCTGTGGAGCTGCTTGCGCCTCTAAGTCAGCGTCTAAGACACTTTCAATCTGTGCAGTTTCTTCGTCTGTGAACCAACCAACCACTGTAGCTTCGGTTAAATCTTCATAGGCTGTGAAGCCCTCAGACTCTGGGTCTGGTGTAAAAGACTTTGTGCCGTATGTGTTAGCTGTTAGCTCGCCAGATACTTTCTCTGCTGTCCAATGTGCTACAACTACACCACCGTCTTGTGTGCGTTCTAAGTTTACAATGTTAATCATTATTTATTCTCCATAGCGTCTACACGCTGTTCTAGTTGTTCAATGCGCTCCATAGCTTCTTGTAAAGCCTTGATTGACTTCATATAAAGCACTGAGTATTTCACTGACTTTGTTGATTCTTCTTCTAAGTTACCATCAGAATCTCTTAAATAAGACTCCTCAACAAGACCGTTAACGCCTACTTCTTCAAGCTGTTGTGCTATAACACCAATATGTTTTTCGCCAGTTTCTTTAAGGTTATACTTACAGATTTCTATTGACTTTATATCATCCCACTGGCTTTCAGCCAACTCTATGTTTTCTTTTAATTTAATGTCCGATAGCGCACCGTAACTATTATTTAAGTTTTGCACATTACCATTATTAAACACCTGAAACGCTAGACTTGTGTTGCTGTACTGAAAGTACATAAACTGCCGACCTGTATCTGCACCTCTAGCAGATTGCGCCCAGTAACTTACACCCGAGTCACTAGCCGAGCCATTCTTTGCTAAAACACCACCGCCAGGCATTAGTCTTGTAAAGTTTGAGCCAGTAGGTAATCCCACATAAAAAATACCCGAACTGTCTATTCTGGCTTTTTCTGTGTTGTTAGTAAAAAACGTAACTGGCTGAGTGTGGTTATTTCCTATTTTTGTACCGTTGGAATTACCATGGAAAAAAGAAGTATATGAAAGTGCTGAATCTGCTAACGCAATCCCTTTATCATCTGCACTTTGGGTTATAATTACACGCCCAGTTCCGTAGTCTGCCGAGCCTCCAACTAACAAAGTCCCACTGGATGTTATGCGAGCACGTTCTGACGCACCATTGGTAAATCTTATAGTATCCGCATTATCAAAAGCTATGTTTGTATTGGTATCGCTCGCTGAACCCACATAATTTGCATATGCCGCACCTGATAGGTAGAGGTCTTTGAAGCGTGAGTTAGAATACCCTAAGTCACACACACCGTCAGTTCTAGTGTTTGCCGACATGTTCCAAGGTCTAATTGTAGGTGTTGCATCGTTAAACTGTAGACCTGCTGTAGAGCCTGTACCTATAACTAAGTCGCCACCTTCAGCACCAATCGACCCGACTGTTGAGCCGTCTTTGCGGAATTGAGCGATGTCGCCATCCGTACCTGTACGGTTTAAATACATAGATGGTCCTTGATAGCGACCAGCTGAAAAATAACCAGATGCATCTAACGAAGTTGCGTTGTCAGCTGTAGACCCTGAACTGTTAGAATGTGGATTTGTAGTCGTAGTACCAACCAACAGATTACCAGAGCTGTCTATTCGCATGCGTTCTGCAGGCGAGCCACCTCCATCAGCATTAGTAGCAAAAGCTAAAGAAGTGCTTGAGTTTCCTGCATTATTACTAATAGAACGAATATAAGACTTACTTGTGCCGCTAAACGTGTTTGCAGAATCAAACTGTAATTCTGTATATCCATTTGCTGCAGCAGTTGTGTTCCTGATTTTTATAGTAGGATTACTTGAATTTTCAATATTTAATACTGTATCAGGACTAGACGTGTTAATCCCTACGTTACCTGTTGAGTCTATAGTAATTGCTGTGGATGTAGCATTATCATCAATACCAGTGGATGTAAACGTACCAGTAGACAACTCAGTCAACCCTGTAATACTACCACCAGTGATAGCTACATCAGCACCTGACTGACCTGCAAAGTTACCAAACACCTCAATCTCTACAATGTCACCAACAGACGCACCACTGCCTAACGTAACACTATTACCTGCTACATTAATTGTATAGTCGGAATCAGCTAGACGTACACCGTTTAGATATACATTCACCAATCCTGCTTTGTCAATAACAAGTGTGTTAGTGTTATCATCAGAGCCACTAAACAGGGTCTGTGAAGCCGTTGCAGTGTACTGGAAGTCACTCTTTATCCCTTCAATGGAACTAGAAGCAGCCTGCCAGTCTGTACCGTTGTAAACCTTGGTGACGTTATTAGTTGAATCAAAGTACATAGCCCCAGTTAACAATGTATTACCATCGTTATCCGTAGTAGGGTCTGAAGCCTTAGCACCTAAGTAGCGGTCATCAAGACTGTCCCACGCACTCTCAGCACTACTAGCACTTGTAGATGCACTAGCCGCTGATGTAGCAGCCGCAGATGCACTAGAGGACGCTGAAGAGGCTGAAGAGGCCGCAGCAGATGCGCTAGCCGCAGCAGCAGTCGCTGAGGATGCCGCATTGCCCTCTGAAGCCGCTGTATTAGTTTCTGAGGTAGATGCACTGCTTGCTGAGTTTGCAGCGTTAGAAGCCGATGTAGCAGCCTCTGAAGCCGATGCAGCTGCTTCCGTAGCACTACCTAAGATAGTATCTACGTAACCCTTACGAGCTAACTCATCGTCAGTTGTAGGGTTAGCTGTAGAAGTCACAGAGTTAACACCCATGACTAAGTTACCTGTTAGGGTATCACCTGCTTTGCTTACTTTAGTATCTACTTGGTCATCGACATAAGCTTTACGTGATAAAGTATCATTAGACGAAGGGTCAACACTAGAGGTAATCTCATTACTACCCATAGCAATATCACCGGTCATAGTGCCACCGGTTAACGATAGTTTACCTGCAAGGGCTGTAGTGACTGTAGCCGCAAAGTCATCATCATCATTAATAGCTGCCGCTAGTTCATTAAGCGTGTCCAGAGCCGCAGGAGCACCATCAAGGATATCTGCAATGGAAGCATCCACATAACCCTTAGTAGCAGCATCGTCGTTGTCCGTAGGAGTATCTAAGCCTGTAACCTTATTGCTACCCATAGCTAAATTACCGGACATTGTGTCACCGGCTTTATTGAGCTTAAGAGTGTCTACAGAGTCTACGTAGCCTTTGGTCACAACATGACTAGCTAACGTACCCTGAGTAGAAAGCGTAAGACTGCCTGCGACACTAAAGTCGCCTGAAGTTGAACCTGTAGATAATGTTGTATTTCCTGTAACAGCTAACGTACCACCAACGGTGGCATTATTAGTTACATCAATAGCGGAAGGAAGGACACCTATCTCTACGATAGTACCTGAGTTATTAGTATATAGTTTTTTATCTACTGTGTTAATCGCTAGTTCGCCAGTATCTAAATCAGATGTGGTAGGGACTGCGCCAGTAGTGGTAGAACGTTTGATAAGTATTTTTGAAGACATTACCTATTCCTGTTTTGGTGGGGTCAATGTTAATAGTATAATTAACTTTATAATAGAGCCTCCGAAGAAGCCCTATGAAAAGCTAACTAGCTTATGCAGGTAATGCGATTAGAACACCTGCTTCTGGACGGTAAACGTCTAAGCCGTATAAAGTATCAGCAGTATATAAAGTTGCTAAGAACTCTTGCTTGTACTGAGTCTGTGAACGTACAGCCATTTGCTCGCAAAGAACCATAGCGTCACGGTGCATTAAGATACCACCTTTAACACCAGTTTCTAAGACTGGGCAGTTAGTTGATACATATACGTCAATACCGTATAGAGTACCAATCTGACCATTCTGTACTGAACGACCATCTACGAAGTCTGAAGAGTTATAACGGTCGATACCACGGATTTCGTTAACAGCACTAGGCGGAATAACTAGAACTCGTGAGTCCATAGGAACGTTGTTGTCATCTAAGATTTGAATAAGGTCACGGAAACCTTTGTCATTAAACGCACCAACATCAGATACACCGTCAGCGTCATATGCTTCAGCAGCACCAGTAGTAGTGTTAAACTGGAAAGCACCAGAGTGAACGAAAGATGAACCATCACCGTCACCGAACTTCTTCACAAGAGCGTGTAGGTCATTATCAATCTTAGTTGCTAATGCGTAACCTGCGTCGTCTGTGTAGAACTTACGTAGTGAATCAAACGCTTGAACATCTGTGATGTCTTCGATAAGACGTGAGTATTCAAAGTGGTTGTTAATAGTGATAACTAATTCATCGTTAGTATCTTGTTGGATAGTAACAGTATCGGCTGCTGCTTTAGCACTTGCTTCGCCACGGGTAGGCTTAGGAATGTGCATAGTGTCGCCTTTCTTGCCTGTCATAGGCATCTTCTGTACTAGGTTAGCTAATACTAAAGATTTCTTATAAGCCGCAATGACCTCATCAGACCACAATTCTGGGATAAAATGAGTTGCATTTGCTTTAGTAACTGTGTTACTGGTTGAAGGTGTTAAGTTTGCCATTAGAGTATTTCCTCAATAAAATTAAAAGTTATTTGACTCGACCTTCAGCATAGGCTTGGCGTATCTCGCCTGCTAGTGCCTGATAACGCTGTGGGTCTTTTGCCATTAGTTCTACAATATCTGCACGTCTGTAGATTTTACGTGAAGGACGTTCAGCACTACCACGGGTATTGCCTGTAGATGCACTCTTTACGGCTTGCTTACGAGCTGTTGTTTCCTGAGCGGTGGCTTGTTTAACCATACCTTGACGCTCTTTCCACAAGCTAAATAACTCGTCAGCACTATCGTAATCAAACGCATCAGCGTTCCGTAGTAACTGTGTACGTACCTTAGATTTCCCTACCCAATCAATAAAGCCTTGGTCAGCTATAATTTGTTTAAAGTCAGGATGATTACTCTTTAGTTTTGCAACAGTTTCTTGTTGCGCTAAACGAGCTGACATCTCTTTACTTTGTTTAACCGAAGGGTGGTTATCTAACATTTTGCTAATAGCTTCTTTAGGGTTCTCAAAGAAGGCTAGTTCATCAAAATCTTCCTGCGTAACTTCTTGTGCAGGGGCTTGTTGTTGTTGGTTGACGGTTTGTGCTCGTATGAAGTCATCAACGACCTTACGTAACTCACCTACTTCCTGTGATTGCTTGCCTAGAAGCTTCTCAGCGTTCTGATGCATTGCAACTATATCTTTGACGTCCTTACCTTGGTATTTGTCCGGAATATCGTCCTCGTTACCTTGGATATTGTCATCTTCTTGTGGTGCGTCTTGTTCAGCATAGTCCTCATATCGTGTCTCTTGAGGTTGCTCCTCTACAGGAGTTTCAAGTTCATCGAATTGAGTTTCTTCGTTGTAGTCTTCTGTGCGACCATCGTTGCTATTTGCCATTTATTGTATCTCCGTACTATAATAGTATTGTGGAAAAGTATACTTAGTCTCTCTAGCCCACGAGTTTAACTAAGCGTTAGTTGCTGATTCGTGTCCTTGTTCAATGAATTGCTCAAAGTTTAGAATCATACGTATAATGGAAAGTTCACCTTGCGTTTTAAACAGGTCTTTCTCATTGGTTAAATAACCTATGTCATATGCCTCAGCACGGTCCTCAAGCTCATCAATGAACTGGGACCATCCTGCGGTTCCGAATAGGTCAAAAAAGTTGTTATAATAGATTTCTTCGTCTTTAGTCATGTTATCCTCCTAGGCACAACTGTAGTTTAATATACCCCTATTATAACATATTTTACGCCTTTTGTCAAGCTTTATTCACTCAGAGGAGGAAAATTTTCTTGACTTTGTGGTTGATTTGTGGTAGAGGCCTGACGGTCCATTTCTACACGTTTAGCATTGTTTACTTTCTCAGCTACATCAACGTCCTGACGCTGCTTCTTAAGTTGTAACTCAGCTACTCTCATGCGCTTCTCAAACTCTTTGTCATCAGCATTTCCTTGGTCAAGGTTTGTACTAACGGCTTTAATACGTTGAGTCTCTGCGTTATACTGTTCAACCTGCGCTTCAACATTGTACTTCTGTGCTCTAGCGTTAGCTTCGGCTGCCTGTGCTTGTAACGCAGCGGCTGTAGCCTGTTCCTTAGCCATTTGTATCTGAGCCATCTGTTGTTCCATCTGCTGTTGCATCTGGGCCATCTGTTGTTGCTGAGGGTTAGGCTGTGCAGCTTCACGCATCTTAGCAATCATTTCCTCACGCTTAGACAAGTTCATGTTCTCTACGATGCTTTCGATAAGCATAGGATACATAGGACTGTCCGCAGGCATAGTCTGTAGTAATTGTACTAACTGTGTTACTTCATACTCACGAGCAATGATACCTAGGCTTGACGTAGGGATAAACTTAAAGTCCTGTGCTTGATATAAGTCAGGAGCAAACTGCATGTAACGCCAAGCTGTCTTCTGAATCATAGGAATCAGGAACATCTCTTGGAAGTTAATAAGTGTACGTTTATGTCTCTTAATGATGGCACCTAGGGACATACTAATGCCTGCCGCAGTTGCCTCACCGTTAACACCACCGGCTACACCAGAGGAATCTACAGCACCTGTAGCTTGTTGTACCATCTGTTCTAACTGTCCTGCTTGAGCAAAGGTTACCTGACCGACCTGACCGAAGTTGAACGGCTGTAGGATTTCAGCAGGATTACCGTTTGTTAAGAAGATTTTTCCTGGGCGTATCTCAGGCTTCATGCCTCTAGGAAGCCGTGAGGCGTCCACAGCCATCATAGGATGTATAGTTAATGCTAAGGCATCAATACGTGCTCTAAGCTCTGTATCGAGCGCTTTCTGGCTGTTGTAGCCCTTCTCACAAACACCACGACCCCAGAAGCGATTAGGTATTACGTCCCAAGGGAATGCAACCACTGGACGGTCCTGCATCATATAAGGGTTTTCTTCGACCTTAACTAACTGACCATTAGCAATGACAACAATGGCTTCAACGTAAGCACTTTCTTTGTCCTCTGTTTCATCCCCTAAGTCTACAGTTATTTCGTCTTCGTCTAGTTCGTCTTCCATTGCTTCATTAAACAAGTCTCTAGGTACTAAACCATAGTACTTGACAAGACGTACTTTGTCTTCTGGGAATGACGCTAGTTCACGGTCTGGTTCAATGTCAGTATCTGTATATGCTTCACCTAGTTCAACGTCACGATAGACACCTTGTTCTATTAGTTGTTCTACTTGATGCGTAGGGACAAACTGGTCTATAGCCACACCTAGGGCTTCCTCTACGGAAGTAGCTACAGGGTCAATAAGGAAGTTCTGTGGTAAGATAGGATTCATCTTGACAACAAAACGATCCTTCATGCTGACACCCACGGCTTGCATAGCGCCTTCCATGATTGGTTCAGTAGCAGGAACTATCTCTTTAGTCTCCTCAACCACTAGCTCACCAATGCCCGTACCGTAGATAGCAGCATTAAGGACAGCCTCTGCGACAGTCTTACGTGTCTTAGTGAACTTGAAGTCCTCCATAAGCTGTGCTTTGATTTGTTCAATGTCTACTTTGTTTGGGTCCTGTACGTCATCACGTATGTCAAACCAGTTTCCACGTCCAAAGGTAGCCTCTTCGACCTCAGCGACACTAGACTCTACTGCCTGTTGTAACGCAGGGGCAATAAGCTTAGAACGCTCAGAGTCACGCATAGAGTCACTACCATCCCAGATGCCACGCCAGAGTCTAAAGTACTCTTCGTGTTTCTCTTGGTAGTTAGACTCGTAATGGTCACGCCAGTCTTCACATTTAGACATGACCCATTGTTCTAAGTCCTGACTCTGTAAGTTATCATAATCTTGATTCATATGTATTAGTATCCTGTGAGGTAGTCGAGAGGCTCGTAGTCCTCATCTAAATCGAGTAAATCTGTGTTGTATGAGACAATAGCTAGTTGGTCTATGTAAGCCAAGGAATCTATTAAATCGTCATGTACTAAGTGATTAGGGAATTGAAACAGTTGGTCTAGGAACTCTCCATTCCAATCACCTTTGTTTAACGACACTTGACCATTCTCAAAGCGTCCCTGTAACGCCCAGACAATCCTGTCGGTTTTCTTTTGGTTACCGTGGGTTAGCTCCTCTATCCTAAAGAAACGGTTCCTACGCTTCATTAGGTCCATTAACGGAGACATAACCGCTTGCTTTGCGATACCTCTTTCGATACCTACGCTAATTGGCCTGTATTTCTCTACGGCATCAAATATCTTCTGAGCTGTCTTGTCTAAAGTCCATCGTCCGTAGATTACTTCCTTTATCCACCAACCGTGCTCCGAGACCTTAACCACAGATATCGCTGTGTTATCCAAACGTTTGTTCTTCTTGGACGTGGAGCTTGTATCAACGAAGCCTGCTAAATCTATAGCGATATAGTAGTCACCTACCTGAGGCTCTTCTTCGTCAAACTGTACCCAGTCCTCTTTGAATATCTCAGACCCTAACGCTTCAAAGCTCGCCATGAACTCCTGACGGAACGCATAGCTTGACATTGATTGTTTCGCTAGGTTAATCTCTTCTTCCTTGAGAGTTTCATTATTGTATGACGTAAAGTGCCAACTCTTGTAACTCTCGTCCTCGGACTTGTCTGCGTAGACATAGAGGTCATAGAAGTGATTACGACCCTTAGGCGTCCCGATGAACAAGGCATCACCCTGTCTATCCGCAAGTGCAGGTCTCAGGACCTCTTCCCAGACCTGAGGTTTCATATCTGCGTATTCATCCATTACTAGATATTCTAGGGACACACCACGCATCGTATCGGGTCTATCGGCACCCTTAAGGGATATACGACTACCATTGACTAACTTAAACTCCATGTTATTGACATGCTTAGATGCAATCACTGGATACGCTAGGTCCTCAATGACTGACCACATAATATCTCTGGCCTGTCCTTGAGTAGGCGCTACGTAGAATATAGTACACTTCTCGTTCTGTAGAGCCCTGATAATCATGGACCATGCAGCAAGCCTAGACTTACCACAACGACGTCCTGCGGCTACTACCTTGAATCGTGTGTCGTCACTAAAGACTTCCTGCTGCCACTTGAGTAGTTCTACCTTAAGTTCCATTATTTAACCCTTAGTTGTTGACCTACATTGACAATGTTAGGGTTGACCTTAGGATTCATCTTTGCTAGTTGAGCGAGGGTTAGACCATTAGCCTTAGCAATTCTAAAGAAGTTATCTTTAGGTTTGACTGTATAGACACCAACCTGAGGAGTCGTTACGGAGTCTAAGGCGCCTTGGATAGGGTCTTCCTGAGCACGTCTTTTTTTTATATTCTCTAAACGTAAATTAAAGTCCGCCATGCCCTCAGGGTCTGACTGAGTCTGATGGTTTTGACCCCACCATTCAGCCATTGTTAATTTACCATTAGTAATATCATTAAAGTTACTCTTAGGCTTCTGTGCGTGATAGCCTAGGAATAACATCTTCTGTTGGTCTATGGTTAGGTCAGCAGGGTCATAGTCCTTATCTAGGTTAGACACCCATTCAGGAGTCTCTAGGCCTTGTTTCTTAAGTGTAGTCTTAAGTCTGTTCAAGGCTACTTGGGAAGACGTATTGCCTTTCTTACCTTTTTCTAATTTGTTTTCAAACTGAAAGACACCTCTACCATAGCCGTCCGGTAAATCACCTTGGGTCTTATCTGGTCTTATGTCTCCTCCAGTCTCCTTGTCCATGATTGCTTCCATTAGCAATTCCATAGTAGGTACTGGTACTTTCTTATCTTGTTCAATCTTAAGGAGCATATCCCTAGACGTTACTTGTTGTTCGTTATTACTCATTGTCAAGCTCCTTGTATTCTCCATCGACCACATCATTACCAACCTTAACACCACCACCGACACCAGTGATATTAATACTAATCGCATTACCACCGCCATTCTTGATGATATCCTTCTCAAAGGCTGCTACAGGTGCTATACGGTCCATGACTAACTTCCATGCCGCTGATTGATTCTTATGTTCATTGTCCAAGGCCGCCTCAAAGATAGTATCGAGGACCTTACGTGACTTAGGGGAGGCTAACATACGAGCTTTATATTCATTGATAATCGTAGCGTCACCCTTAGGACGACCCATAGTCTTACGACCACCTTCTTTTTTAGACAATATATCAGTCTTTCTAGGTCTACCTCGGCCTCTTTTCTTAGGCTCTTCAGGGATAGACTTATCCTCATTAGTATTTGACATTAATTATTACCTTATGATTGTCTCAGGGGCGACCTGAGGTCTGTTCTTAGGAATTCTTAAGACCTCTTAGGGATTATTCCTTTATAGTTATTCATTAAAGATTAATTCTTTATAGTCTAACTCTAAGATGTCTTAAGATACCCTTATTATAACATATTTTGGTCTAAATGTCAAGAGATTTCTTTGGTATTTTACAGAAAACTTAATGATTATGTCTAACCTACGTAAACCTTTGATATTCTTAGGTATTCTTAAGTAGTCTTTTTGACCAACTTTTGGTACTTTTGACCACCTTTAGTAGTCAATTTCACTCTTTTGTAAAACTAGGAGCCTACCTCTAGGTCTAGTCATTGGAATCCCCACCCCCGGGGACTTATCCACAGGATATCCACAGGCAAAACCCAGGGTTATCCACAGGTTATCCACAGGTTATCCACATGTCCACAGGTTATCCACAGGTTATCCACAGCGTTATAGTTATCCACAGGTTATCCACAGGGGCCTGGAGGGAGGGGAGACTTAGGTCCCTATAGGACCAACCCAAGACAACCACAACATCAAGTTATA